CGCCAGTAGAAAAAGTACCATAAGAAGCAACAATAATCGAATCAGTTTCCAATTCCACAGCTCGTCTAATAGTATCTCTATCCTCACCACTGATCTCACCAGAGACGAAGTACACTTTTCTATCACCTGCTTTACTTTTAATAAGATCATATATTGTTTTTCCGTGTTTGTCAACATACTGATAAAGAATAAGTGAGTTGCCCTTCAATCCTATAGCCAAGTTACATATGAATTGATTTCTAGGCTGGTGATGAACAAGAAAGTCCAACTCGTCTCTATAAGGGGCTGCCTTTAACAATTTTCTGTAGTAGTCGTCATAATTAAGAACAACTGCTTTAACTTTGAATTCCGAAAGATGCTTCTGCTCAATCAGCTCTGCAGTGGTAGTTACCTTCTTTACGGTGCCAAATAACCCTTCTAATACTAATTTATGTGTATGAGAACCATCCAGCGTACCTGTAAATCCAAACCTGTATGCGCAATTAAATAAATTTTGCATGATAGTTGTTAGTGACTTAGCTTTGAATAAATGAGCTTCGTCTCCTATAACAACTTCAAATTGCTGGAACCACTTACGAGGTAAATTGTATATTGACTGCCATGTAGATATGTATATTAGTTTATCAACGTCTTTCTCTTGACCCGAGAAGATCATGTGGCAATTGGTTTTTGAATCAAATCCATATTCCTCAAAGTCAGAATACATTTGATGAACCAATGACGTAGTAGGTACAATCAGCAGTGTCTTTTTACTGTAATATCTGCAGAGCAAGTAAATAATTAAAGATTTACCAGATGCGGTTGGGGATAGAAGCAAAGATCTTCTTTTTTTGATTGCATGAAGGAAGGCAGCTATTTGATAGTCTCTAGGCTGCTTTGTAAGCTCAATTTCTTTGAAGAAATAATCAGCATCAGGGTCTGTGTCATTATCAGAGAAATCAGATATCATCTCTACTGGATAATCATTCTGCTTTGCAAAATCCTTTATGTAATCAATAAGACCTGCATAAATGTGATGTGTACCAGAGTTGAAAAGTCTTATCTTCCCATCCCATCTTTTTTTCCTTACGGATGGAATGAATCTTGCACCAGGCACCTCAAAGGTGAAGTAGTCACTTAGTTCTTGAGCTATATCGTCACTACAATGCACCTTATTATAAGTGTCATTAAACTTTTCGATCTGTATCATAATCCCATCTTGAACTTTTCAAACTCTATAGCGTTTTTGAGCAGATACCCTCTGTTGTTAAGAGTTCGTATAATGTTTTCTATTAGCCCTATTTTATCTTCTGTCAGCTGAATTTTTGTTTGTATGTTCTGCAGCTCTTGATCAGATTCCATATACACTGGTATATCCGACTTGAGTATTTTCAAAGGTTGTGGATCCCATCCATGCTGCTCAAGCTCTTCTTTTGAAAGAATTCCTTGATAGTACTGATGCTTTATTCTGTAAAGTAGTTTGTAATCAGCATTCAGCTTTGCGTGCATGCTTTTAGCCAAGTAGAATTCTTTCAAATATTTTGAGTGAAGCTGTGGGATACGTAGGGACTCTTTACCAAGTTCCGTTCGATCAATATCACTGTCTTTTTCCCATTCAACAATTAATTCATCTGTCTTCATGCGACCCTCCTATTTTAAGTCGCATTGTACCTTAGTGCTCTGCAAAGGTCAACTATAGTTTAACAATACTGTATTTGATGTATTCAAAGGTCACCGATGTTTCTAGATAGTTTACTGATGTAGCTGTCGTATTGAAAGCCAGCTCACCTAGAGCCACCGGAAAGGCATCAAAAAATGTTATTTCAATATTTGGGTTCTTAGAGCTAGAGAGAACTATAATCTTAATATCTGATCTGGTTGTAGCAAGAGGATCTGTATTGATTGAATTATTGAGACCGTATATTGTGTTGGGATTGGGTGGAGTTATAGTTTCTCTTGGTCCTCCAATATCAATCATCCAATTTAAGATTTCAAAATAATTATTTAAGTCCTCATCCACCATATAGGAAATGGTGAGTGGTGAATAGTTAAGATGATCACCTGGCAGAGGAATCTTGACAAAAGGAGTAGGCATATTCATATCACCTTCAAACGTCAAACCAGGTAACGAGAATCCCTGAAGAAAAAAAGTTACACCTGGTGCCTTTTGAAGCACCATCCTAAAATTAATAGGGGAAAGCGTGTTCCTATTAGTTGGGGTATTGGTTACAGCACTCATAGTATCTCCTTTTTACTATTTATGCAAACAAAAAGAGAGGACCCGAAGGTCCTCTCAAAATTGCTGCTATGTTATATTCTAGTTTTTATATTAGATTACATCAGGTTATCAACTAGAATACGACGATAGTACACGTTGCTATCCTTAGTCAAAGCACCTAAACCAACTGTAGTACCTTCGGCAAACGGGTTTGCAACCATGCCATAACGTGTCTTAAAGCCAATCTTAGGCTGGAAGCTGTCAGGATCAACAGCACGAACCATTTGCAGAGGAACGTATGGGCAGTAGAACAAACCAGCGTCAAATGCCGATGCACCCTTGTAACCAACAACCAAGTAGTTACCAGTTGCATATGGATCAATGTAAACGCGAATACGACCATTCAGAACACCAGCAAAAGTATTACCAGTATCATCAACGTTCAGATTGTTGCTGTTCAAAGCAGGAGCGTAATCAAGAACACCGGCCATCTGAAGTGCCGAAGCAACGTCAGAAGAACAGATGATCATGTTACCCTTACCACGACGAGTAGCCTTGGCAATTTGGTTAGCTTCACGCTCAACTTGGAACATCAGACCCTTGAACTTCTCAACAGACCAACGGCCGTTCGAGTCAGTATCCAAGTCAAAACGACCAGCGGTAGTTGTATTTTCTGTAGCACCTTTGGTAGCTGTAACGTTGATTGTACGAACAACTTCACGATTGATCTCAGCAAGGATCTCAGCCGACAAGATATTCGACAATTCTGTCTCTGCGTCAAGACCATGGATTGCTTTCAAGTCTTGTGCAAGTTCCATTGAGTACTCAGCTTTTAGAGCACGGGACTTAGCAGTAACAGTAACTTTCTCGATTGAGAATGCCATTTCAGCAAATGCATTGTTACCTTCAGCATTAGCTGTTGACATGCCAGAACCAAAGTTATAGATACCAGTTTCAGCCAAGTTAGCAGTACCAGTTGTTGTGTTACCTGGAACGCCACCAACGTGCTTTTGACCTAGTGTGTTAGCACCAGAAACTTGTGTCGAGAACGATGTGTTGACTTCATTGTAGAAGTTCTCAACACCGCTGTTCGAGCTGTTGCTGTACTTAGAACGCATCGCGAAGATCAAACCTGTAGGACCAGTCATTGGCTGGACACCGCAGATGTCATAAGCGATTAGGTTAGGCATTGCACGACGAACCAACGAGATCAGAACTGGATCGAAAGTATCGATGTCAGCACCAGTTACGTTTGTTGTAGTTTCAGTAAGTGTTTGTGGAACATATTGATTTGCTTCACGGAGAGCTCTTTCTGTGTTCTCGAGAACAACAGCAGTAACGCTTCTGCGATGCATATCTTTGATTGGGGACAAATCTGGGTGAGCCAGAATCGGGTCCCATTTTGCTTGTAGATCTTCTGCTAACATCATTTTACTTCTCCTTACAGGGTTGATAATATTCTTTTTTTATTTATTACTTTGCAGTACGCGAGATAGCAGAAAAGTAACGCTTTACCGATGGATCTTGGAAAGAAACATTAGTTTCTTCGGAAAGATCGTTGTTACCAATTGCATAATCTTCTTCTGCTACATATTGTGCAGTTGCGCTTGCTTGTGATGGGAAATAGTTTTCCTTAACAAGCAGTAATTTCTTCTGATACGAATGTGAGTCTTCAAATGTGATTCCTTCAGCTAGTTGACGCAGCTTTTCAACTTGGGTCAATGCTAGGCCTTCAGCTACAGAGTGAAACACTTCTTGCTGATTGTATCCATCAAGCGACTTCATCATTTCGATGTTTTCAGTAATAGAATCATTCAACTTGTTTTCTAGTTCTTCAACTTTAGCAGTCAATTGCTCTAGAACATCAAGTTTGTCTTCTGGGATCTCAATGTAGTTCTCAGCAAAAAGATCTTTGAGACCTTCCATGAAATCTTCTGTGATTTCTGATTTAAGAGAGTGCTCGATTGCAACTTCATTTTCCTTCATCCACTGCTCAACACAGTAATCAAGGTAGTCATCTAACTTAGCAGTCAGTTCGCTAGCTACTTCAGAAATAGCTTCTTCCAGCTGCTGAGTATACTGCTCTTCAATTGATTGAACTTCTTGAGCAACGCGTGCTTCAATTGCTGCTTCAAAAATAGTTGTAGCTTTGGCTCTGAAGTCTTCTGAAAGATCCTCACCATTGAACATTGCTTCCAAGTGCTCTTTAGTAGCAATGGTGGCTTTGTTCTGTGCCGACATATCACCGGTTGATGCTGTGTTGTTCTCAGGATTGGTTTCCTGCTCATCACCTTCTAGCTTCTGAGAAGCCATGTCACCCTGTGACTTAGAGTTTGGTAGCATGGTTTTTTTTGTGCCAGCATCTGGAACCATAGACACACCAGTAGCACCACCGCCTACTTGTAATTCATTGATTGGTTGTTTTGTTGCCATTTTCTTTACTCCTTAAAAGTATCTTTATTATTTATATTTTAAAATTTTACAGTGATCTGATAAACTGTTGAAAAACTCTAAGTTGAGCTTCTTCAAGGTTTCTGCGAGACGTCTTTTGGATAGTTTTTTTCATTTCCTCTAGCTGATGAGGCT